CAACTCGGTCGGCTTGAAGACCTTCGTGTCAATGGCGTGCGGGACATAGAGCGCCTCGATGTCGTGGCGCTCAATGGCGTCAAGCCCGAACTGCGACATGGCAATCGGGGTGACATTCGGGCGGGCAAGCCATTGAATTACAGGGGCCGGTGCGGGGAAGTGGTCGATGGGCACCCAAGAGGCGACGCGGTCAAGTACGTCCCAGCCGGCGCCCTTGAAAACCCAGCAATCGAAGAGCGTGATGACGACGGCCTGCTGCCCAGTCGGGCGACCAAAGTCCATCGCGTAGGCGGGGATGACGTCGTTGGAGTAGACGTCAAGGCCGCGAGGGTAGACGGGAATTCCTTCCCACTCCATCGTGGAGCCCTCAAGCCCGTAGTTGGAGGCGATGGCTACTTTGTGGCCGTCTTGCTTGAGTCGGCGCGTGACTTGCTGGGTTTGCTCGCCGTACCCGGTGCTAACCCAGGGGCTATTTGACGCGAAGACGATGGCTCTTCGTGCAGCAGTCCCAGCCGGAGCAGCTGCTCCCTCTCGGGCGGCGGCACGTCGAGCGGGACTCCCCGAACGTGAACGGTTGCGAGCGTTGGAAGCTTTCGTGGCATGGGCCACCGTTTCTCCTATGTGTGCGCAGGGGGTGTGAGGGGCCCCGCCCCCTGCGCAAAGCGGGGCCCCTCACGACTTGGGTGCCTCAGATCAGGCAGTGCCGCCCGTGAAGGCGCGGACGTGCGTCGTCTGCGGCAGGTTGCCGTCGACGCGGATCTGGAAGCGGAGCGTGACCTGGCCCGTGTTGAAGGCGAAGTCGTCGCTGCGTGCCACGTCGATGCCGCCCACAGTGCGGACGTAGTACGACGGGAAGTGGCCGGCGATGACGGACTTGGCAGCGGAAGCCACCGAGGCCATTGCCGGGTTCTCGATCAGCGAGTAGCCGAGGATCGAGTCGGGCGTTCCGGGCTGGATGCTCGGCACGAAGACGTAGTCACCCGACGACGTCTTGAGCTTGCGCATCGCGCCGATGCTGGAGCCGTTCGCCATGACCCCGAAGCCGGGCAGGCGGCGGGCCGCACCGTCCAGCGAGTAGACGAGGTCGATGAGGTTGTCGGCGGTGAAGTGGCCCGTGCCCGCAGTCGCGGTCGCGGTCCCGCCGGTGACACCAGCCGAGGCCGCAGCGACGATGCCGCGGGGCTCAACCGTGCCAGTGCCCACCGTGAGGGCGTTGTTGACGGCGTAGCCAATGGCGTTGCCGGCCTGCTGGCCGAGGAAGCCGATGACGTCGATGTTGCTGTCCGCCAGGAACTCCTGCGAGACCTGAACGAGGAAGGCGTACTTGTAGGCCTTCAGCGTGGTCTTGCCGAACGCCGGGTCCGACTCATCGATGGTCGCGGCCTCAGCCTCAATGGCAGCGGTTGACCAGGAGGACAGCGAGGGGAGGACGAGGTCCTCACCGGACGCGGTGTTGAGGACGGTGACGACGCTCGGGTCAAGCATCGGGCCGACGAGGCGCGCCTGGTCGATGACCGCGTCCGAGAACGACGTGGGCACGGGGGCGTTGCTGCTCGTCTTGGCAATGTCGCGCTTCTCAAACTTGAAGGAGTGTGCACGACGCTCACCCATGAGCAGCGAGCGGAGGATGTCAGCGTCGGACTCGGCCGCAGCGGTGCGGGCCTCAACCGGGCGGACAACGTCCTCGAGGCCACGCATGGACTCGGAGATCTCGCGCTCACGCTTCTCAGCCTCGACGAGCGTGTCGATCATGGCGCGCTTCTCGTCGAGCTCCGCGAACGTGCGGTCGACGAACTCGCGCTCCTCGGCGGACAGGTCGCGGCTCTCAGCGGCGGCCTCGTCCATCTTTGCCTTTGCTGCGTGGTAGGCGGACTGGCGATCCTCCACGAGCTTCTTGAGGTACTCGGACAACTTAGTTCACCCCTTTCTGGGGTCTCGGTTTTGGAATGCGCAGGTGTTTCTTTGCGATCCCGCCGAGGCTCCTCAGAGCGGGGACCTAGCCGCGGCTCGCGCGGCCAGGAAGTCTTAGGCCTTGAAGGCCAGGTCGAGCTTGGTCTTGAGGAGGTTGATTTGGCTGGCGTCGTGCGCCACCGGCTCAACCACAGGCTCGGGCTGCGGCTCCGGCGACAACTTCGCCACCACCGCAGACAACAGGCCAGCCTGATCCATCGTCAAAGTGGCCCCGCGCTCAAGCGCCTCAAGCGCGCCATTGAGTGCGTCAGCGTCCTCGCCCGTAGCCTCGGCCAACATGTCCAGGCTGCGCACCGCGGCGCTCGTGGCTTCGTAGGCCGGAAACGTCACAATGCTGGTCTCATGCAGCCGAACCTGCTGAAGGGTGCGCTGGCTGCCGTCCTCGTTCCACTTGTCCCCGCCGCGAGGAACAGAGAAACCGAAACTCATGGAGTCGATCACGCGCGGGTTGCCTCCGGCGCCGAGCAGCACCGCGAGGTCGCGGCCGTCAGTCGTGTCCGGCAAGGTCGCCTTGACCAGCAGACCGCGGCCGTCTTCCTCAAGCGTCATCGTCTTAGACCGCGTTGACGCCAACGGGCGCGCCGCGTCGTGATTGACCAGGAGAAAGACGTTGTTGCGCGACTTCAGCGACCGGGCAAATGCGCCCGGTGCAATCGTTTCGGTAAACGGGAGAGGCGCGCTCGGTGAATTGAACACCGCGGCGTAACCCTCAAAGGTCATTCCCTCGGGGGCCTCGCGCACCTCAATGTCGTCGACCGTGAAAGTACGGGTCTCCATGGAACCTCCTGGTCGCGCCCGCCATTGGGTCGGGCTCACTGCGTTGACCCCGATTTCCTCAAGGGCTGCACGAGTCTTTGGATTGTTCTCAATCCATTCAGCAATTGTGTGGTCGCGCAGTAGGTCTTCTGCCACACCAACCTTGAAGGCCGTGGCATCTCCGCCGGGCGACAATCGGACAGAGGCATGGGGAACGTCATGCTCATCGAGCCATGCGCGCGTGGAATCCATGTCGCGCTCGTTGCGGGCAGAGACGATGTAGACCGCGTATCCGGCAGCGTCCTTGCGGCGCAGGTGGTCAATCACGCCAGTCATCGGATAGCCACTGTCTGAAATTGTGCCGTCAATGTCACTGACGACGATGCGAGACACGACTAGGCCCCATTAGACGGGTAGGCGGACTGGGGATCGTCCGGCGCGATCTGCGAGATGCCCTGCAACATGACCGAAGGCAGGCCCGTGTGAGTAATGGTTGGCAGGCCCATCGCCTGCATGGTCTCGGCCGGGTCAAAGCCAGCCGTGATGAGGCGCTGCGCCATAAGCACCTTGCGGTCCTCCGCCACGACGCCAGCGTCTTGGATGTCAATGTTCGCAAGGGGCACGCGCGGCGTATCGCCGTTATCGACAGGGCGCAGATCCATGAGTCCGCGCACGTCGTTGACCGACAGGTAGCCAGCCTGGAGGCCAGTAGAGAAGACCTGCGCCTGCGTGGCAGAGTCGCCGCGCAATAGGCCGTCCATGTTGAAGCGCAGGAACACTTCGCCCGGTAGCAGGCGGTTGTGGGCTTCCTCGATGGCGGAGATAAGCGGCGTCAACGAGAAACGCACAAAGCTCATGGCATTGTGCTCCACGGATGCGTAAGACATCGCTCCAGGCGTGTTCAAGCCGATCATCGACGGCGGCACACGAAAGACCCTGGCGACTTCTTCCACGGCGAACTGGCGGCTCTCGAGCATCTGAGCCTGCTCGCCGTCCGAGCCCGTCTTCACAAACTTCGCGCCACCCGAAAGAACCCCAGGACGGTGCGCCTTCTTCAGCCCCTTGTGCCCAGCCTCGAAGGCGTCGACAAGATCCTTCGCCTGCTCCTGCGTCAAGTTGCCAGGAAACTCAATCATTCCCGAAGTGTTGGCACCGTTGGAGAAGTACCGCGAGGCGAACTCATCCAGCGCCTTCGCTAGGCCGAGGGTCTGCTTCAGCTCGTCCACCCGGCTGACACCCTTGAGCGAACCGGGGCGGCGCATCTCAGGGATGTAAAGCACCTCATCGCTGGACAGCACGGCCTGGCCCCCGTCAATGACGTACTCACGCAAGCGAGTGGCCGGGTTGCGGCGAATGTCAACGCGGGTCGGGTCAAGCGGCTGAAGGGCAACGACCTGGCCGGCACCGTTGCGGAGGATCTGAATGACCGCGCCATGCGACAGCAGCATCGACACGACGATCTGCTTGTAATACTCAATCCGGCTGGAGCCGGGACCCTCGGGCTCGTACACCCAAGCGGGCCGCGGCTGATAGGGGAGCCGGTTGCCGTCGCGGCGAATGAACGTGTCCACCGGCAGCGTCGAGATCGTGTCGGACAGCAGGCGGACGCAAGCGTAGGCCGCACCAATCTCGAGGGCGTTCTTCTGGTTGACAACCGTGCCCGCCCAGGTGGCGAAGCCGGATACGTCGATGCCGGAGCCCCAGACCTGCTGGTAGGAGAGGTTCCGCTCCTCCATCGGCTGACCGCCGAACAAGTTCCCGAGCATCACAGGCCTCTCTCAAGCGCAACACCAAAAGCCAGCCCGCAGACGCCAGCGACAACGAAACCCAGCCAAGGCGCCACCAAGGCGGCCCCAACGATGAGCGCAGCGCAGCCAGCGATCTGCAAAGCGAGGGCGATGCGCATAGACGCTCCTAAACGGAAAAGAAACTGGCGACAGGGGCTTCGGGCTCCGCCTCACGGCGATGAGTAGCCCGGTCAAAAGCGATGATGGCCGCGACCGCGGCATCGATCTTACGTGGAGAGCCCCGGTGCTCCTTGACTACTCGGGGCCCTTTCGCGTCGACCTTGATGACGCAGTTGTCCAAGTGGCGGGCAAGAGCGGGAGCATGATCGTGCGCGACCTGGCCTGAAACCACAGCATCGAACATTTTTGCCGTCGCTGGGACCATGCGAGCTGGGCTGCTTGACGGGTACTCAGTAATCGGAACCCCGGCCTCCGCCAAAGCCTCCATCGACCGCTGCCAGCGGAACGGGTCACACGCCACCTCAACCACATTGAGCCGGCCGCAAGTCTCCAAGATCCGAGCCTCAACGCCGCCAATGTCTACCCGCCAGTCGTCACGGTCGGTGGGCTGCTTCTCCCACAAATCGACCAGCCAAACGCGCGGGACTTCCTCAACCGTCACGCCGACAATCGCCGTCGTGTCACCCGAGAACGAGCCATCGAACCCGAGCACGACCGGGGTCCGGTCATCCACCGGGGCCATCTCGGGCAGCTCGTCCCAAGCGCCGTGCGGCAACCAGGCCTGCTGCGAGCTCACGAAAACGTTGGTTCGCTTCGTGCGGAACTCCGCCTCGGGC